GATCTGCTCGAGTAGGTCGGTTTGTGCTGAATACGACATTTCGCTTCGCTCCTTTACGCATGGCGCATGGCGCATAGGGCATGGCGTAAAACCCTCTACGCTTTGCGCTTGGCTCTATGCGCTATGCGCTGAGCAGTGCGATCAGTTCTGCTTTTCGGGCCTTTTTCGGGATCTCGATGCCGCGCTTCTCCAGCAATTCGGTCAACTGTTTCACGGTCCATTCGTTGAAATCGACCACGGGTGTTACAGCTTCCGTTTCGATCGGCGCGGACCCGCCCGCCTCGCCTTGCGGGCTCGCATGGCGGGCAGGTTCCTCGACCGATTCCGCCGCTGTGTCCCCGGGCGTTGCTTCTGTTTCCTCGTCTGCGGCTTTGACCTCGGCTGTAGGCTTCTCCGCGCTTTTATCGAGCGCGTCCGCCCGCTCTTGCTCCTCAACCGGGATTACCCTGTCGAGAGCCTCTAGGTCGAATGACTCCACGATCAGCATGGTCTCGGCCTTGAGGATCTCGATCTCTTCTTCTGAGAATCGATCATCAGGATAAGCGACCGGCTTCTTTGGATGCGGCATACCACACCGTCTGAAGCCGGCTTTCTTGCTGGTTATTCTGATCATGATAAACCCCTTTTAATTGATAATTTTGGATTGCCCGCACTGACGCGCCAACTTTGGCAAATGCTCGGGTTCCCGAAAGCGAGGGCAGGCAATCGTCAATTGTTATTAACCTATACTTATACTTGCTTTTTTACGCCAACCACGGCACCAATATCGGCTCCACTGTCTTATACCAGGGATTCGATGCGCCGGCATCGTTGCGCTCGTTCACGATCAGCGTCCTCGCCGCGGATTCATTGGTGGGGCCATATACCAGGTGCGAGGGTAAGATCCCCAGCTTGGTGACCTCGTCATCCTTGGTGTACGCCATCATGGCCGCACGGGCAGTCGCGTAATTGGCGGCGTTGAGGGTGTCCTTCGATCCATAGGCGATCTGCCAGAGGCCGTACCCTACATTCTTCCGGTCATCCACCCCATAGCGGAATTTCTTTCGCAGGAACACGTTCTCGTCATCCGGCTTATCCTGCGCGACAAACTCAGGCCGTTTGCGAACCTGGAGAATGATCGGCTTGATCGCTTTGCGAAGATCCAGAAGGAACCAGGGATCGCCTGCGCCGGCGCCATCGTTGGATGCCGAGCCTTCTCCAACCGGATGATCGTCGTCAAAAAAATACTGCCCGTCAAAGCAGAGGGTGTCGAAACCTGCCGCGAGAAGGGCAAAGACCAGGATATCCGGGTGGGCCTTTGCCGCCTGCGCGAGGCCCTGTATCACGGGCGTATATACGCCGATCTGATCATCGCTTATGTCATCCCGGTCCACCTCGATGGTAGCCTCATAGGGCTTGTTGGTGATTTCGTAATGGAATGCGGAAAGATCTTTGATGACCCGATCTCCGACCCACTCCTGCATCATCGGGTAATCCCCAAGCCATTTGTAATCCACACTGCGTCCGCTGCTGGGCGCCTCCATCGCCACCAGGGGCCAATCGGAGGGGGCCTTGTCGAAAGCCTGGTTGAAAATTGTTGAAAACGACTTGTAAATACCGCTTAGATTTGCTTGATTGATAATCATGATAAATCCTCCCTCTTTATTATTCATTAATCGGTTAGGGTGACGATGCCCGTTTCGTCTGCCGGTTACGTCTGGCGTGTCTTTACGTAACCGTAACCGTAACCGATACGGGTTTCGTAACCATTGCCATTACCGTGTTTTTACGATGTTAATGCCTTGCGCTTATACTCGATCCACTGGCTGAGCATGATGACATCATCGGTGCCAAGCGTGCCGTCTTTGGGCTGGAGGGTAAGCTCCAGTGCCGCCGGATAGGCCGCCAGGCTTGCCAGGACCAGGGTGAAGGTCACGTGCTGCACGGTTTTTGTCGCGGCGTTCCCGACCATCGCATCGGTGTCGCCGCCGAAATCATCGTCCGCGTCATAGAGCGTGGCAACCACGTTGTTGAATGCCTGGATCGTGAACTTTGTCGCGTCGCCTACGGTGTCCCCGATTTTGGCCGCAAGGATATGAAGTGTCGCATCGGCGAGGATATTCATATCGGGCGGGATCATGACCTTGGTCCCGACGGGCGTGGGTGTGCCGTGGTTGTTCCACCGGATGCCGAGCCCCTTGGATGTCACGCAAAATCCCGGCAGGGGATCTTCGGCATCCCCGAATACGGCCAGTGCGACTCCCGCATCCGTGATCGTGGGCATGGGAATGGCGATAATCCCCTTGGTCGTGATGATGTGCTGGTAGATCTCCTGGAGGGCCGCCTCTACTTCGATCAGTTCCGTGAACAGCCCGGCGTCTGCGACGCTGATGGCGGATGCCGCGTGTGCCCCGGCGGCGGAGGCGATGTGGGTGGCCACATCGGCCTGGCGGATGGCGGGCTCTATATCGATCCACGCATGCGTGGTGTCGATATATCCTGCGATGATGCCGCAGAAAATGTTTTCATTCACATTGGCGGTCAGGTCCACGGTCTGATCGTCTGCCAGGAACACGTTATCGCCCACGTTGGCGATGGTGATGGCCGTACCCATGAGTGCCTTGAAAAGGCCGCGCCTCCGCAGGATTACTTTCTCGGTGCCACTTACGGCGCTGGAGTCAAGCACATACTCGGTGGCCACACCCTCAAAGATGAGTCCTGCCGTATCCGCACCAGGCTGTGCATAGCCGTTTGCATCCACACACACGAATGAGCCGGCAAAGATCTCAGCGCTTGCCAAAACCTCGAATGCCAGTAATACACCCTCGGTGTACTCCGTTTTTTTGTCTTCCTCTAATGCTCCCATGATTTATCTCCTTTTTCTCTATAGTTTATGGCGCATGGAGCATAACGTCTTTACGTTTTGCTCTGCCTTATGCGTTATGAACCTCCTTTGGTCCATACTTCTTCCAGGTGTCATCATCGATCCCCATCATCGTGTTGATTGATATCTGCGCATCATCCAGGATATCACCGGAGTTGAGATCAATGATTCCCTTGATTTTTTTCAACGGAATTTCGCTTCCCACGGCCTTGGAGAGCACAACTCTTTTGAATTGTTCTGGATCTTTTATGGCCATTTCATTGCCCCAAGCCTCAAGCTGTGCGGGCGTTATTTTGCCCTCGTTACTCGCAAGCTTGACGAGATCTTCCTTTTTTATTTCAGCGATATCAGAAGTCAGTTTCGCCACCTGGATGCTCAAATCCCCCGCCGCGATATGGCTTGCGTTCAGGCCCTCTATGGCTTTGACTACATCCTCTTTTGTGGCATCCTCTTTACATTTAAGCACGTCCAAGACCTCCTTGCAGGCCACGATGTCGCCGGTCTTGCCCTTCTCCAGCAGCGTATTTTTAGCCGTGAGCTTGTCGCAGGTTTTCTCAAGGTCTTTGTTTTTGGCCACGACCGCCTCAACGGCCTCGACTGCCTTTGCCTCGTCGGCATCCTCTGCCAACTTAAATAATTTTTTGAGTTTCTCTAACATTTCTGTCTCCTTTCCTTTTTTTTGATTATTAAAATCGCTATTCATTTTCGCCGTAATCGGATGCAGATTATTGATCTTCGGGAAATTGGTAAGTGCAATGTTCTCGATTGATATGATCTTCCTGTCCGCCTTGCGCATCCAGAACACCGGCGAGAAATAGCGGTATTCCTTATTGGCGAGATATTGCTTCGCCTTTTCCGTCCATTCCACCGCGGCCCAGAGCCCTTCCTGGCCTTTTTTTACAAACTTGCGTACCCAGCCCGCGGCAGGGGCCTCTTTTCCGGTGAGGGTCTGGTGTTCGTAATCGATCACCATGTCGTTTCCCCGCCGCTCAAACTCCGCGATTATGGAATCCATCGCCTCCTCATCCACAAAGCCATCCTCTTCGCCCTCTATCTCAACCGTGCCGTAGGGTAGGACTTGAAATTCCCCGGGAGCCCCGTCGATTGCCTTTAGGATAAAATGTGCCTTCATTCGTTTTGCTCCCCATTCAATTGAAAATTGACAATTATTCGCATAGCGCCGTTTCTTAGGAGCATGGGTATGTCTTTTTTTTGACTCATGCCCCCCTACCGGGAATCCGTGCATGGCCGGTTCAAAAATGGTTTATGTAGCCAGGATCCTTAGCGCTAAGGTTTCTTTATAAATAAGCCATTTTTGAAACGGCCGTTCCTGTTTATTCTATTTAGGGGCATGGCAAAAAAAAGATATATCCATGCTCCTCTTTCATCCTTTCATCCCTTCGAATTGTTTTCTTAATTCATCCGGATACTTATCCAGGTCCGGGTGCCAGCGCTGCTTTGCCGGGTTGTGATCCCAGCCCTTGTCCGCGAGCAGGGGCCGGGCCGGCATCTTGTTGCCGGTGACCGGGTCAGTCGGCTCGATCAGGCCCCCGGTGGGATCCTCTTCTTCCACGGTAACGTCTTCATCCTTATGCACCGGGTTCACGCCGCACCGGCAATTATGCACTGTAGCCCCCTGGACTATGTACGTTTCGTCGGTTTCCACCGTCAGGTTGACAACAGTGCCGATGTATGGTATCCTTTGTATATCTTCTATCTCTCGGAGGATGCTGTGAGACGCGGCCCAAGCCCTGAAATCATCCAACGAATCGAAACTATTGAGGGGGGCTCCATTATTGATGCCCTTACTTTGCGCTACGTCAAAGAAAAACTCTCCTATAGAATGCTTTGCGCTCGTTGGCGAATTGCTAACCATACCTTGATCAGGCTCATCAAGCATTTCGAGATCACACCCAGAAGAGGCAGCGATGCAATCAAGGCCCAATGGCTGCACGCCCCCGTCGAACGACGCAGAAATGCATCCGAGCGGCTGGCAAAACTTAGCCTGCAGCGCAAGAGAAAGGGGCTCCATTGGCATCTCGGCAACACCAAGGATGTCGATGCGCGGACTAAGGCGGTGGCTGAGAGTCTCAAGATGTCCACTTCTGCCCGAAGACCGGAAGTCCGGCAAAAAAACGCTATAGCACACAGGCTCGTCGTCCGCAGAAATCCTTTTGAACACGCTACAAGCAAAGCCCCTCCTACGCGGGCCGAAATGATTATAATCAATCATCTCAAAAACCTGGGCCTTGAGGTCATCCATAATCATATTGCATTTACATCCATCGGCCCGAAATGGTTGAACGCATTTATCCCCGCCCTGAACCTTGGAATCGGCTGCGAGGGATATGGTCGATTTCCCCTGGACTGGGACCGGCACGCAGCCATCTCCGCGCTCGGCATCCGTCATGTTTTTATTACCAATAAAAGAATTTATCGAGACCAGTGGGAGGGTCTCGACAAATACATCTCCTGTATTCAGTTCGTCTGCCCTCACCCATCCGCGCATGGTCAAAATTCTGTGGTTTGGGGTCGCATCAATCCGAGCGTTTTCAAGGACCAGCCTGACGAGTTGGCCGTCGAACATATTTCTGTGGACGAAGGACACTCGCTTCTCCTCACCACTACCCCCGATGACCCGGTCCTCCGAGAGTATCGAACTTATTTTCTTCCATCCTGAACACGTCAGCACATTTGTCCACGGCGGGAAGCAGTTATATCCATTGGGCGGGTACCAAGTATCCCAGAAGGGATGATCCGCCGGGAAAATCTTGCCGTCCAGGGCCGCATGGCTGGGCCTGGTGTCTGCGTCATTTACCGCATCGTATTCCCAGTTTGGAAATGCCTCCTTTTGCTCTACCATTTGTTTGTACCGGCCCGTGTTGTAGGCGGTTTGCACGTTGGTGCGAAAGATGGTCTCCATCCGCCATTCGTGTTATTTGTGTAAATTCGTGGCAACGGTATACCGGCCATATAAATCCGCAATATATATCGCCCGCGCCACGAGCTCCTGGAGATCCGCCGGGTCCATTTCGCCGTACGCGGAATAGATATTATCCCGGAGCTCCTCGAGGGATTTGGCATCGGTGATCATCTTTTTTATAGGCTCTCGCAAGCCAGATGCCGCCGACACGGCATTTTCTACCCCTGCCGCGACCAATTCCTCGAGCTTTTGCTGTTCGGGCGAAAATTGGCCCTGTTTTGCCGTTATACGTTTCATGGCAAATGGACTCGATGGTCCTTCCAGGACTGTCTCACCTTTCTTGGGCATGGGTATCTTGAACCGCTCGGACACATGCTCTGCCGAAATGGGCTGGTTGATCCCATGCAGGTCTTTATAAACAGCCGAGAGCATCTTCAGATCTTCCGGCATTTCATGCTTGAATTTGAGCCAGGGCAGCGGCTTGTCCCACCCAAAATTATAGCCCACCAGGGGGCGGATGAATTGATCCCGATAAGTTTTACTAAGCGATTCATTATCTGCCTTGACCAGGTCATGCCTGACCAGGTCCTGCGCCTTCTCATTGCCCAGCTTGCCGGGAGTTCCTTCTGTAGTTGCTGTCTGGCCCAGGATGGCCTTGGACATCTCCTTGTTGGAGAAATCTGCGAGCGCCTTGTATATATTCTCTTTGGCGGCAGCCTTTACGGTTTCGATGAATTCGATCTTGGTGTTCTCGGATATGATGCCGGCTGCATCGCTTCCCAGGCTCCGGATGGCGGTCACCAGGGCCTCTTTGTCTTCCGGGGTGGCGCCGGTATCATATTTGCCCAGGCGCAGGGGCATGCCGAACACCTCGGCAAAGGCCACCCAGTCCTTGATGGCGTAGTTTTTAAACAGATACATCCAGGCGCAGGTTCTAAGTATGCCTGCACGGGTGTCATAGCCTGAGCGTGCCTTGTATCTGTGATATATGAGCTTGAAAGGCGGCATATCCTCACCCTTAACCTGCTCGGATTCGGTGATGATTCGAGGCATCTCGAATTGTTTTTCCCAGAGGCCTTTCTCATAATCTGAATAGAAGAGCGCACGTTTCTGATGGATCCAATTGAACCCTGTGATAATCGCTGTTTTGCCCTGGATATCCCAGTTGATCTCGGAAAGCGCAAAACCCTTGCCTATGGCATCGAGCAGATCGAGCATAGCAACATCAAAGCCTTGGATGGAGGAGACGACATCGATCGTAAAATCCCGAATCCGCTTATCTTCGGCGCTTTCAGAGTATGGAAGGATCTCGTGTTCCAGGCCCAGCACCGCATTTTTCCTGGTCTGAAGCTGGGAAAAAAGATGGGTATCTTTCTCCTCCATCTCTTCAAAGAGCTCTGCCTGGCGATATACGCTGCCGGCGTCTGCTTCCTTGAAAATCGTACCCAGGCTCTGCGGGGTGAGGCCCTGGCTGGGATAGCCGGACCACCTGTCCCGGATCGTGGTGACGGCGATCTCCCTGGTTTCGGGCCTTTTCTCGACCTTGATTTCTCTGCCGAATTGATCAAGAATCACACCCATTAATATGCTCCCTTCATGGCTGCGAACCGGCGTTGTGTGACGGTTTCGTATTCGATTATCCCGGCGCCTCCCTGCAGCATGCTTACTGCCGCTTCCAGGGCGTCGGGGCCGTCGTCGTTAATGTTTGAGTCCAGGATGTAGATGAGCTGCTCGATGAGTAGATCCTGATCGGACTGTCCCTTGGTGAATCGCAGCTTGCCGAATTCGATGAGGGGTGAGAGACGGTTGACGATCCGGGCAATTTTATCGGTGACATGCCGCTCTTTTTGCAGCCTTATGAATCGTCCCACGCGCTCTGCATGGGCCTTATAAGAGTCGATGAGAAAATCTTCAAACATGTTGATCTCAATTCCCATGCCGCAACCGAATTCCTCATCGATCTGCCACGCCATGCTCCACATCTCGTTTGTTGTGGCATGACGGATCCAGGCATGAAGCACATCCATTAATCTCGTATCAGGGTCCCGGCCAACTGCCACGATGGCCTTGAGGTCATTGGTTTCGCCGCTCTTGCCGGAGGGATCCAGAAACGCCGCGATCTGCCACTCCTTTCGAACCAAAATCTCAACCGGGTTCACGTAGATAATCCATGATTCCCTGATGGGACTATCCTCTGCGCCCACGCGGTTGCGCATTTCTTTGTTGAACCGCACCGTGCCCATCTGGCGCCGGCGCTTCTCCAGGCGCTCGACCGACCAGAGCGCAGGCCACATCGGGGTGTCGTCCTCGCGGATGGCATCGTATTCTTTCCCATATGGATAGAGGCGTTCGCCGGTTTCCTCGTCCTTTGCGCTGAGCAGCTGATCAAGGATGGAGCGGGGCGCGAATTTATTGCCCACCATCAGGAATGAAAATCCGTCGGCAAGCGAGCCGAGCACGGCCTGGAGCAGCCAGTCCAATCCCTCTTTCACGAGCCGCGGATTCTTCACGTTCTGATCATTTTCCAGATCATCCACGATCACACGGTCCGGACGGTACTGGCGATACTTCAACCCCCGCACTCTTTCCCCTTTACCCCGCGCAAGCACTCGAATATTATTTGCCGTAATAAAATCATTCTTTGTCCATGTCACACTTCTTCGTCCATAAGGGCTTCGCAATTCCCCAAAGTCGTGTTTGATGCGCGGGTTTTCCTCGAGTTCCGCCCGGATCGGCAAAGTGAATCCCGTGGCCTGATCGTTGGTATCGGAAATGATTATGATAAAATGCTTGACCTCATAAGCGATATCGTGAACCGGCACCCCGAAGCTAAAGAAGGTGCTTTTTGCGTGCTCCCGGGGCGCGGCGATCGGCACGATTTCATCATCTATGTCTGCCAGCTCGGACCACTCCTCATGAAAATCCTCGAACTCAGCATAGAAATAATGGGGTAGATAGGTCTTAAAAAAGTAGAGCTTATCCCAGCGTGCACGTTCTTTGCGCCGGGCTTGTTTTTCCGGGGTATCATCTTCAAACGGCGACACGGCCTCCTGGATCCAGGCCTTGAGCTGGTCCGCCCATTTATCGAACTGATACTCGCTGAGTTTAGGTCGCCTGCGCATGGGCTTTAAAATCCTTTATGATGCCTTCAATATTGCGGGCAAAAAACTTGAATGCTTTTGGATCCCGCTCCTTGAGTCGTTCTGCAATAAATTGCGTATTCTCCAGAAACAGCCGGGGCCGGTCGATCTCGGCTATACGGTTTTCCTTTTTGAATTCCTTGATCTTAACGGCCTTCCAGGCATGGATTATCTGGGGATCCTGGGTATCTATCGCCTTATTTGTCAGTTTTAATTTTAGGTCGACGGTTTTTCGTTCTATCTCCCTGAGGGCCTTTTGATATTCTTTTCTCTGTGCAGTCCAGGCTTCTTCTTGCGACCAGCCCTTGAGCGCCTGGATGGAGATGCCGGTTTCCCCGGCTACTTCTTCGAGAGTGAGGCCCCCTAAAATAAACAGATTTTCCGCGCGTTCCCTGAACTCAAAGGAGATGGGCTGGGCCACAATTATTCCCCTCCCAGGTCTTTCCTGATTTTCCTGATCACGGCCAGGAGCTCGTGATATTTTTGCATATCGTCGACGAGCTGATTCATGGCCTCGGAGGCCACGAGGATCTCCAGGTCCTCGATCTTGATATATGGATCCAGGCTGGTCCGCACCGTATCCCTGGAGGCCATGATCCGTAATTCCAGTTTCTTGGCCTTTTGTTTTTTTTCCAGCAACAGGCCCTCGTGCTGCAGCCGTTCTCTGCGTAATGAATCGCTCATATGGGTTCCCCGTTCTGGGTTTTCACCCGCCAGAATTATGGCGGGCAAGGTTCAGGGTTAACCTTTGAACGCTGAACCTTTGAACCTTTTAACCTCGTGGTCCTTTTGCCTGCTTTTGTAGGCGGACCTGCGGGCAATACTGGTTCGTATTGATACTGTCCGCGAGCTTGGTCATAGTCTGGGTGTTCATCACGATGATATCCTTAAGATCGCCCGCCAGGTTCTCATAGGCCCTGACCAGCTTCACGTTGCTCTCGTACATGCGCCGGGCCTCGGTCACATCGGCCTTGTACCGGTCCAGGATCTTGTAGACCTTTTTCGAATCTATCCACCAGAGCACGATGACCAGGCCCACGATCCCGAACTCTTTGAGCAGCCCGAGAAGCCATGTCAGATTTATGCCTTCCATCTTTCCTTCGCCTGCTATTTACGGTTTTGTGCCAAGAGATCCGTTTTCTCTTTGCTCGATTTACTTTACTTCAACCTTAGCCTGCTTGAGCTTATTCCTGCCCCACGCAGTAATTCCCAGAATTGCCCCGGGGATCCCAAACAAGGTTGCAAACGCGCCGATGATTACCGGGATCATACCGAGTGCTGTCATATCATTTGCACTGACCACGCGGTAAGCAAGGATACATACGAAAACACAGACAACCAGAAACGCCCCTGCTGAAATTATTCCCCATAAGGGCCTCCACAACCACTGAGGCCAGTGTTCGCTTTTTGCCTCGACCTGCATTGTTTGGTTGATTATCGATAATTGTTGGATTGCAAGTCTTTGCAGCTCCACCTCGCATTCGATCTCCAATTCTTTGAGTTTAAGCACATTATCTGGATTCTGAATAATCTCAGAGAGCAGTTGTGGTGTAAGATCCTTTTCCTCACAACCCAGCTTTGAGGCAATAAGACTGCCTGCGGCCTTGCCAGCCAAACCACCGAGGGGACCGCCTAAGATCGTGCCCAAAAGTGGCACACCTGCTTCAATAAATTGCTTTCCTACGGTTTTCCAGTCCATGAAAAATTCCTCCTATGCTTTTTGTCCCAAATAAAAATCCACAAATGCCGCCTTGTCGTCGAACCGGATGCTGGGCACAACCACCTGCTGAAACCGCCGGTATGCCTTGCGGCTGTTGAGAATGGCCCGCACGCGCTTCTTTTTCTCCATCAGATACCCCGGCTCATAGGCCAGGAGCACGCACATGGTGCTGTGCTTCTCGACACAGCCGTTGTGAAAGAGCACGGCGAAGTGATCGGGCACGATGACCTCGATGGTGTTTTTGAACTTGGTGCCCGAAAAATGCTTGATCGGATGAATGCCAGGCGGGATCTGGTTGCGCTCCGGGTCCCCGGCGTCGGGCTCCAGCGTGGTGCAGAAGAGCCGGCCGTCAAAAAGCAGGGTGCCCAGGGCGCCCTCGCCGGTCTGCTCCATCCGCAGAGTGATAAGGCGGATGTGCGGATCGCTGAATGTGTCCTTGTCCAGAAGAGTCAAGGCATTCTCTATGCCGGCCAGCCGATGATCGGCGTGCTTGAGTGAATATCTCGCATCCATGACGCCGTTTCGGACCAGATGATTGAGATCCTCGTTTTTAAAGCTCATCAATTAAAACTCACCCAGATCCAGATTGGGATCGGTTTCTTGAATGTTAAGAACCAAAGCCCGGATATTTTCATTCTAATCTCCTCCGCCTTCGCCAAGGCTATGGCGGGCATGCAAAAAAAAGCGCCCGATCAATAGTCAATTGAAAATTTTCAATTGAAAATTGACTGGGCGCTTAAAACGCCCTGCAGCGTACCACAGGGGGGCAACTCTGGCCGCTCGTTTAAACGCCTGCTAGCGCCCTGCAGCGTACCACAGGGGGGCAACTCTGGCCGCTCGCTAGTTATATTGTATAATTATTGAAACTTTTCTTTCTGAATGTCAAGCTTTTTTCTATATATACGAATTTTCTGCATCGCTTACACCACATCTTGACAATTGTGGTATTTTGCTGTTTTTCCCATTTACCCAAAAACTTCCCGCAAATCGGGCAGAGGATAGCATTAATTTCTTTCCCTTGCGCTCTGCGCTCTGCGCTTTGCGCTCTGCGCTTTTCGCTATGCGCCATGCGCTGTGCGCCTTGCGCTTATGGCTTTTATCGCTTCGATCACCTTGATGGCCTGGTCCGTGCTGAGAAAGTTCTCATGGTCGACGCGGAAGCGTTTCTTCAAAAATCCCCGCAGGGCCGGCTTCTCCTTGCCCGGCTCGTAGTAGGTGCCGGCCAGGGTGTACCACAGGGCGTAGATTTTGGTAACCAATTTCAATTTGGGATCGGTTATCCGTTGTCCGTTGTCCGTTGTTAAAGGATATTGAGTGCGAGACTTAAACCCTCGCTCCTCGAGATGGTGAACGAGCTTGCACCAGTCCTGATATTTCATTTTCGTCAGCGAGCGGAAACCGGTAAACTCCTCCTGGATCAGATGCCGGTCATCCTCGGTGATCCCCAGCTCTTTGCATGCCACATGCACTAGCGCGATTTGTTTACGGGTTAACATATGTCAATTGAAACTTGATAATTATAAATTGAAAATTGATAATTATAAACTGACAATTAATTCACTTTCCCAATCAGCTCCGATAGCTTCGCCGACAAATCCCGCATGTCCTCAAACATCTCCTTAGGCATAAGGACCTGGCCGAACTTCTTGCGCAGGAGCGTGATCTCGTGGCTGAATTTCTCGGGCTCCCTGGTCATCTTTTCCAGGAATGCGGTGATGACCGTAACGGGGGCCGGCTCGGGCGCCAGGGGCCTGATGGGCACAATTCCCGGCCGCCTGGTAGTCTTAAGCTCTTCGAACTCGAAGGTGAGCTGCTTGACCATGTCTGCCAGCACGGCCTGCTTGCCGCGGGCCGCTTTAGTCATGCCAGTCATGGCACGCTTGCGGAATGTCTCGTAGAACTCATCCACCTCTTGCTGGTTGTCGGCCAAATAGTACCCGCCGTGTGTTCCGGCCTTGCTCATGATGGGCTGGTCGTGGGCGATGATCAGGTGGTTTACAACATACCGGATATCGCGTTTCCACATGGCGATTCCTGATCTGAGTTCATCATATGAAGCTTGCCGGTCCTCCATCGCTTCATGGAAAAACAATGCTAACTCATTGGCCGATATCTTTTTATCCTTGCCGATGTGATCGGCCAGGATCCCCATCATGGCGGCCTCGGCCTCGGTGAATGCCTGGCTGTGCTCACCGGTTTCCGGGTTCATACCCATGTCTTGTAATCTCATAACTTCCTCCATTGCTTGCCACGAATCTCACGAATTTCCACTTATTTGTTTTAAAAAATATTCGTGTTATTAGTGTAAATTCGTGGCTAACCTTCCTTTCCGATTTTATCCAAAAGACTCTTGATTCCATGCCGGGCCTTATAGTCGGCAACGGTGCTCTCGTTCTCGTTCGCTTTGCGCTCCCCGCCAGAAGTACGGCGGGCAAGTTCTCTTGCCTGCTCCTCCTTTGCGGTGAGGCCCTCGGCGCTGACCCGCGCGGCGGATTTCTTGAGCATCACCTTCAGGTAGTTATGATTCTTGAAACCCCATTTGCCGACATTGCAGATTTCGGTGATCGCTCCCAGGATATCAGGCCAATTCGTGCGATATGTTTTGCCTTGATAGCGGAACTCGCAGGTATCGAAAAGCCGGGACAAATCTTTAAAGATCCGGACTCGCCTGGTTAATTTGACACCGCCATATTCAGACTGTCTGAAACAATCGGAATATTCATATATGATCCGCCACGACCTGCCGAATTTTGCCGCAATGTCATTAGCTTCCTGATGTTCCAGTTCTGTGACAGCCTGTTCGAATTCAATCGAACTTCCGCAATGGGGGCAGATTAGTTTCATTTTCGATTTCTCTCGCCACCTTCAATTGAAAATTTTCAATTGTCAATTTTCAATTGTTTGTGGCAATCCATAATTAAAGGATGCATGCCAAGCAAAAGCCGATAGCGCCGCCAAGTATCACGCACATAACGTAATTCAAAAAGCGTATGTGGCGGGTATTTGCCGGCGGCATATCCATCGATTGTGCCGCTGCCCGGACCATCCTGATTCGTTCGGTTTTATTCATTGATGAATCTCTCCCAATCTCGTTTCTTCCGCCACCATCTCACCTCCTGGCGGATCAGGTCCCACATCACATATCCCAATAAAATTGCGAGGCCGATTACCAGCAGCCGCCCCAGCCACCACCAGGATTGATTAATAGCCATTATGAGATGTTCCATGTGAAACCTCCGTTCTGGGTTCACCGTTCTGGGTTCAGGGTTTTCCTATCAGCTATCAGCTTAGAGCTGAGTTGCTCTATAAGTTCCTTGCCCTTTTTGCAGTGCTCGCACTTTTTCATGCCTTTTTTATACCGGTGCATGCACAGATACGGAAAGATCTACTGATGGTACCCAAAACACCAGAATGGTTTATCCGCCGTATTTGTGGCGGGCTTGTCGTTGTTGGTCACTTCACAACTCCCTCTGATGGGACTTTTCTCTCTTCCAGGTCTTAACCTCCAGCGTTGATAAAGCCAGAACACTCGGCTTGAGATCAGCCGGCATGTCTTTATAGCCGTGCCGGTTCAAGTTCAGTAGTTCGGCCCTCGAGATAAGCATCAGGTTTTCCGGCTCGCAGCGGGTTTTATCACCGTTGATAAAAGCTACGACCATGCCCTTTGGCACCGGGCCGTGCGCCTGCTCCCAGTCATGCACGTGCTTGTGCTTATAGCGGGTCGGGAACCCGGTATAAGGATTACGCTCGGGGATCTTCATCAATATATATCCGTCTTTCGAATCTATCCGTTCCGTCCCGATGGGCTTGCGGTTTGAAGGTACATCTCCTTTTTTGAAGCTCGTTTTGTTCGCGCTCGTCAGACCCTTTGTGCCCATGTTCCAGGGCTTATTCCCCTTGGGAAAGCAACCGGTCCGGCCGGACGTGAAGCCCTGCCTGGCCACAAAGTTTTTAATTTGTTGCCTCGTCCTATTGGTCCCGAAGCGGGCATTGAATAAAGCAGCCATCTCCAGTATGCTCCGGTCTTTGTAGCTGTCGCGAATGAACCGGGCCTGTTCTTCGGTAAATAGGCGGCTCCGTGTTATAAACCTGTCCCTGGGCGCCCTGCCGCATGTGATGTCATGATTTGATAATGTACTTTTGATCTGTACTTCGGTTTTTTCCATACCGAACCGGGCCTTAAACGCCTGCGCAAGGCTCCGGACATTCATGGTCATATATCCGCTCTGCAGGAACGCAAGATGTTCGTCGGTATAGATGCGTTTAGCCATCGCCTTCATCGCTCGATACAACCCCTATCATTTTCGGGGCCGCGTTGATGAGTCCGTCGTTTATGTATGTCTGAGCCTTTAAAGCGAGGTTCGCGTTGTTGATAATCTGAGCGGCTATATTGCTTACACTTTTGGCGCGACCCACCTCTTCCGTCAACGCATCGCCCTTCAGATCCTCATCGGATAACCGTTCGATCTCCGCAAACAGGTGATCATTTAAATCGATCAGTTTATTTTTCATGATTTTTCCTTCCTTCTTATATCCACCCCCTGGGGGCAATTCACACATTCCGACGGGATCTCCCGGGCGTATTTCCAGCTGCCCCCGAAATTCCTAAGTCCGACAGTTTGCCGTTTTACACAGATCGATTTTTTCATCCGCGTGTGCGTACGCTCGCACGTGAAAAAATCCGGCCCGGAGAGGATGTCGCTAACGAGCACTTTATTTTCTGCGAGAACCATGTCCATGCGCTTTGCCCATTCTCAATCCATTTATGATAACCTCATCAGGTACATCAAAAATCTTCAATTGGCCTTTGTATGGAATAGGCATCCTAAACAAACTAGGATTTTTCAGAACAAATCCATAGGGGCCAAAGAACCAGGGACTCGGATGATGTTCGACAAAATCAATAATGGTAACGATGCCCAAAATTGCCTGTGGTTGTGTTAAGCTAAGTACTTTCATTCCTCTGCCCTATGCGCTCTGCGCTCTGCGCTTTGCGCTTAGCCTTTAAGCAGAAACTGATCCGCTTCTTTGAGCAGGTCCAGATCCATCGGCGTGCCGAAATCCTTGTGCATGCTGATGGCCACCTGGAGCAGCTTGGTAACGGTGCGGACCTTGCCCTTGCCCTGGGCTTTTTTCAGGAGGTAATCTATGCAGCCCCTGTCCAGGCCCGGACGGATTGAATCTGCAACCAGCTTGATGTCTTCGCGTTCGATCGGGAGATCATCCCGCTTGATGGAGATGCGGGAATAGATCTGGTCGAACAGAAATGACTTGCCGCTGGTTCCCTTCATCTGATCGTAGAGCCGCTCCATGCCCACGTATACGATGCCCACGCCGGCGCAGTCGTGGATCTTGCGGATGACCTCGAACGCCTCCCAGGTGAGGAAATGAGACTCATCGATGATGATAAGCCGGCGGGAGTTTTTGAGCCGGTCGATAATGGCATGGAGCAGGGCACTGTTGGAGCCTACCCCGTGCGGCGTGCCGCCCACCTTTTTGGCGATCATCCGGAGGACCGAGCCCACGGACCGGGTGGCGATATCGGCGGTGACAAAGATGGTGTTTCGATTGACGCGCTTGTATTCATTGCAGGTGATGGTCTTGCCGGATCCGGCCGGGCCGACCGCCACGCCCATGTCGCAGTTTTCATCGCAGAACTGAAATACCTCCCACATGAGGCGCGATGCCAGGGTGTTGCAGAACACCCGGGGCATGGTGGTGAACTCGAGCTGTTCTTCCCGGCGCAGGAGGTTGGCGATGTCCTTCTCGATCTCGGCGATGTTTCCTTCGTATTGATAACTGATATATTGTGAGACCAGGGCAGTGCTCCGGTTAATCATGCCCGCAATTTGCTTTAGGGAATTCCCGCTCTGATCCTTCCACAGGACGAACCGCTCATGAAGGCCTTCGTCGTAATTTTTACTCCCGGTTCTGGGTTTAACCGCCTTTTTACCCGCCATATTTCTGGCGGGTAAATCTTCTTTTAATGCCGCTTGAATCGTCATTTAAGATCCTCCTTTCTATGTAATTAATCTGTACACTTTTGGCTGTAAGTTTTTCTTTAGATATAATGGGTGCCTCGGTGCTCCGGTTTTGGTCAGAGATAAACAATAGGGCTCTGTTAAAAAATTCGTCACATCAGTGTCTCGGCACATATAGTTACCATGAGCCCCCCATGCCACAATCGTAAGCGTAGACTTTGCACTTGCACATCGAAGGTGAAAATCGTTGTCTGGACCTACGGGATCATTAACCTTATAAAGGCTTTTCGGGTCTGTTGATCGGTACGCAAATAGATTCAACATAATCAAGCCACCATAACCCCAATTACGTGCATAATTAATACACCGCCTGATAGTTGGATCATCAATGGTTTCATCGGCAGTAGATGGATTCAATCCGACAAATGCCACATATCCATTAGCTTGATTCCAGAAACGCCATAACGAGTATCGATAAATCCTATCTGGTGAAAATTCGGCGCCCTGTTCTATAAAAAGAGAGCTTTGCATAATAGCTGGATATACAGAATCACTCCTTAATCCCCGGCATGTTCAGTTTGAAGGGCCGGACGTATGTTTCTTTCTTTCGCTTTCGCTCCTCGAGCCGGCGCCGGGTCATCTCGTTGAATTGTTCGCGGAAATTGAATGGCTCCTGTTCGGCCTGCCTTGAGCCTGTCGAAAGGTCGATTTCGTCCTGGGTATGATCGAGCGGGGTCCGTAATACTCTGAGCACTTTCGCCGGTTTGTCCTCATGCTCCCCGCTGGGCTCCTGTTTCTGGTAGCCGAACTCCACCTGCACCAGGTTCTCTGCGGCCTCGCGCTGGGCCTTGATGGCCCGGAGCTTTTTCTTCTCGATCTTTTTAACTTCGTGATAGGCGTCTTCATCATCCCAGGCCGTGCGGTGGGTGCGTTCGGCCGTGCAGATGAATTCGTTCTGCTCCGTATATATATAAAGGATAGAGACATCGGCCGGATCATATCTGAAAACCACAAATTTCCCCTGGTGATCCATAACCGGTGAGCTCCGGTACCGCTCGCCGAATGCGGTGATCCCGAACCGGCCGACCTTCACACGCTTTGATTTCATCATGAGCAGCCTGAGCGAGTTGGGCGATACCCTGCGCTGGGCGTGCGTCTCGAAATATTCATTCCACACCTGGTTGGGCGTTCTGCCATTCATGGCATGGCCCTGGTGTTCGTGATCCTGGTTATAATTCTCAATATGATTCTCCAGGCATCCAACAAACTCATCCCACTCCAAAATATAATTCGCTTTGCCCTTTGCGCTTTGCGCTATGCGCCCATCCACTCCCTCCGGGCGGTTTATGATGTTATTTCCCCGGTAGGTGGGAAAGGCCTTTTGAAAATTCTGCTCCTGGGTCCAGAACCATCGCTCGATATTTTTTGCCTGGGCATTGGCCGGTATACAGAAATGCGGTTCGATGCTTAAGAGTTTGTAAATGCCGATGAGTTCGTTTTCCTGTACCTTAAAGCGGAAGCGTTTGGTCTGACCCCCGGTGAAATGCTTGGCCGAAAAATCCCGGCCATTATCGATGACAATATGCTGGGGGGCGCCGTATCGCTCGATGCTGTATTTCAGAGAGAGGTTGATGGTGTTGCTTGAAGGGGTATCTGCCAGGACCCAGCCCAGGATCTTACGGGTGCGCATATCCTTCCAGGCCGTGAGCCAGGGAAAGATAGTGCGTCCGGACGGATGCTTTACCGCCACATTTATTTGCTCATGATCGGAAACGTAGAGTTCGCCTGGATCCATTTGCTCGTAATCGCGGAGCACGGAAGGAAGATAATGTTCTTGCCAGTATCGTTTGCCCTTGCGGTAGCGATCGCGTGTTTCCTGGGGGATGCGCTGGACATACCGGCGCATGGTGACAACGGAGGGCAGGTTCCATCCGCGCTTTTTCGCTTCGGTTTTTAGCTGCTGGATACACCACGATGCAGTGGGCTGGTTGATGTTGCAATATTTCTGAAAGAGATATGCCTGGGCTTCCTCCGGCCAGGCCTTGAATGAATTGCTGCTGCCGAATTGATTGATTAATCCTTCGATGCCTGAATTGCGGAATTGTGAGATCTTCCGGAAGAGGGTCTTATGGCTGAAGGTGCGATCCTGGGGATGGTCGATGCGCCAGAGCCGCACGAAATCCTGCGCCGCCTGGCAGCGCTTGCCGATGGTTTTGGCATGCTCTTCGAATGCGGCGATGATGGTGAGCCACCGGAGCGCCTCCAGTTTTTTGTATTCCGGCTGCCGGTCGAAGCCATCGAAGGCTGCCTCGGGGATCCCCACCTGTTCGGAATCCACCTTCCTGGCCTCGACCGAACGAAAAAATCGCGCCCTCGCCTCGGTGCTGAGACACGAGAGCGCGATCTCTAATTTTTTGCCGCCGCGACCGCCGCCTTTTCCGGATTTTACGGTTCTGATGTATTTATAGGATTTAGCAGCAATTCGGTTCCGAATTGCCCTTTCTGTTACATTTTCGAGTTCCGCCACCCCTTTTTGGTCTATCCAGATCTCATCCATACTCAACCGCCCGAATTGATTACATAATTTCAACTGATTTCCCCTGAAATTCCGCTATTTTTGACTTCCTCCACCTGTTCCGCCACCTGGGCCGAGGTGGAGGAAGTGCGGATCTTCACAAATTCGCGATATATTCGCCCCGTGATCGGTCCCGAAACATGCGATCCATGACCTTCTTGGCCTCCGGTCCCATCATGTCGTATGTCACATGAATGTTCTCACGAGGATCGTGGAGCTCCTTCTTCTCGCTCCGCTCAATCTTAATCTCTCTGGTGATCTTTCGCCCTGCTCGTCTTCCCATTTTTCTCCCTCAATAATGCTCTCATATCCTCGATCTCTTTAACATGGGCCTCATATTGATGATCCAGGTCGGCCAGCGTGATCCCATGCTTAAGCCCTAGGAGATATCCATCCAATGTAGGATAGATTTTTTCCAACTCTCTTAAATAAGGCCTTAACTCATTCATTTCTCTGCCTCCTTAAGGAATAATTGGCGTTTCTGGCGCTGTTTTTGGAGTCGTTTAATCTCTTGCTCTATTTTGTTGATCTCAGCTCGCAGGGCCTCCGGCCCAGGGAGCATAAAAACGCCGGCCTTTTCAGCCAGGATCCGGAGCGGCTCAAATGAGCCTACGGCCTCGCAAAAAGCCGGCAGAAATTCAGCAGGAAATCGGTGGTATTCCTTGCTTTCCGCTGTCCATGTATCCAGCATATATTTGCTGATATCTTGGTTTAGGAGTTCACCCATCTTGCCGGCGATCTCCCAGCGGGAAAGCGGGCAATGCTTGATGCAATCGGAGATCACTGCCTGTAGTTGGAATTGGATGTTGAGTGATCCTGGTCCTGGATCGGTAGGTTTTTGAAGATCGGAAATCAGATCAAAAAGGCTGTATTGCGTATCAGTTATTTTTTTTAACTTAGACATTGACAAGCTTCGCAAATAAAATTTATAAAATACCAAGGGCCTGAAGACGTTTGTCTGTTTCAGCCTCGACCTGGCACCGGATCTCCTCAGCGATTAGCTTTTTAAGGAAGATATCCGAATCCGGTCCCCAGATCAGCTCATAGGGATAACCCAGCCAGGAGGCAAGTTTCTCACGGATGTGGCGACATTCGCGGAACTTGACCTCGCCGCGCTTGGTAACATAGGGCGCCTTTACAACCATCTTCTCAAAGGAGTGGTACCCGACCCCTATGGCC